GTCCCGGTGTGACGGATTCAAGGCTCTGGGCCGCCTCCGCGAGAAGTACGAGGCGTCCGGGCAGGGGTCCGTCAACTTCCCGGGTCCTGAGTCCGCCGAGCGGGATCGGGAGGGCCTCGTCCTCGCCATCCTCGAATGGCTCGCGGAAGACCTGAAGGCGAAGGAGTAGCCATGTGGGCCCAGCTTGCCACCGTTCTCGCTTTCGGAACCATCGTTGGCGTGATCTTCGTCGCAGGGTGTCTCGTCGGCGCATGGATTCAGCGCGACGTGGCCTTCGTGGTGAAGGTCAAGGAGAAGAAGGAGAAGCGGAAGGCGAACCCTGTCGGGCCCTCCACGATCATCGAGATGCCCGTCAAGGGGGAGGAGCATCCCTCCGGCCCGCCCAAGTTCCCGCCCGGTGCGAAGCGCCAGAACCCGATGGACTGGCGGAAAGACCTGAAGACCGGAATGCCCGACCTCTCGGAGATGGTGAAGCGTGACTGACGACGTTGAGCGCGAATGGGAGAGCCACGTCCAATGGTTCGCGGATCACTTGAAGATCCGCGATAAGCAGGCGCGTGTCGTTCCGTTCGAGCTGAACAACGTCCAACTGGCGCTGGAACGCTACAAGTGGGAGTGCATGAAAGCCGGGATTCCATGCTACATCATCGTTCTGAAGGCTAGGCAGGAGGGGTGTTCGACGTGGGCGCAGGGCACGTTCTTCCACGACTCCCGCGACCACACCCACCGCCGCCACATCGTCGTCGCCCACACGGACGAGGCGAGCCGGAACCTCTTCAGCATGGCCCGGATGTTCGTCGATCAGTACGACACCGACCAGCACGGGTCGCTGGAGACGGAGAAGTCCTCCGCCAAGTCGCTGAAGTTCAAGGACACCGGGTCCGAGTACACCGTGCAGACGGCGGGGTCGGGTGAGTCCGGTGGGCGGTCCTTCACGTTCAACGGGGCGCACCTCTCCGAGTGCGACTTCTGGTCGGACCCCGAGGACTTCTACGGGGCCATGATGCAGACCATCCCCGACGTGGGCGGAACCGTGGTCATCATCGAGTCCACGGCCAACGGCCCCATGCTGTTTATGAACCAGATGTGGGATCAGGCCGTAGAAGGGCGCTCCGAGTTCAAGCCGTTCTTCTTCCCGTGGTTCGTTCACCACGAGTACACGCGCCCGCTGGACTGGGACGACCTGCTGAAGTACGCCACCCGCGAGTGGATCGCCAAGAACCGCCGCTGGGTAGAATCGTCCCGGCGCTACGAGGAGGAAAAGGATGGGCTGGGGTCAGGCAGCGGGGAGTCCCCCGACGGCGGAGGACATCGAAGCGGACGTGAAGAAGTCGCACGAGCGGGAGATCGCCCGAGCGGAGGAGCGGCAGAAGACCCTGGACGACATCGCGGAGAGACGGGCGAAGGAGAGCGTGGAGGGTCTGGCCGCGAAGATGAAGGAGCGGGGGATCGTGCAGGGCGACCTGATCCCGGTAGTGCTGGAGGGCGGAGTGATCGTGGAGGGAATGGTGGACCTTCGCCAGATCCCCGGGATGCCGAACTGTCTTCGGATGGTGGCGTCGGAGAAGGGGGTCAGAACGGTGACGGACGAAGTGGTGAAGCGAGCCCTGACGGGCGAGTAGCCAAGAGGCAGGAGATCTCCAACCTGGGCATCGTTCGTGCCAACTCCATCGACCGGCAGAAGTTCGGTCTGAAGTCCGTCTTCAAGGACTCGCTGATGCCCTACGAGATCGGGCTCATCGAGGAGTTCGGCGTCACGCTGGAGCAGATCAACTGGCTCCGGTGGTGCCTGGAGAATCGCTGCAAAGGCGACGAGACGCGGCGGCGTAGGGAATATCCCTCCCGACCTGAGGAAGCATTCGAGGCTTCCGGGGCAGACGTTCTCGACCCCCGCGTCCTCGCCGTCTGGTCGAGAGAGGCCAAGGAGAATCCCCCGATCGTCAAGGGCGACATGATCGGGCGAGAGATCCAGCCGGGGATGAACAAGTCGCTGATGGTGTCGTTCGACGAGACCCACACCGGCAAGATCTCCGTCTGGGAGTTCCCGGACCCGAAGAAGAAGTACGTCCATTTCATCGACCCGTCCCTCGGTATCGAGGGTAGCGACTGGCAGGTGGGGTTCGTCATGGACGCAGAGTCCGGGGAGCAGGTGGCGGAGTTCCGCGCCACGATCGACCCGGACCTCGCCAAGCACCAGTTGGAGTACCTGTCCGTCTGGTACAACCGCGCCTTCACGACCGTGGAGACGACGGGCGGGTACGGCTGGCCGTTCCTCCGCCATCTCATCGACGTGGGGACGATCCCCATGTACGAGCGCATGGCGTTCGACCGGCAGACGAAAGCCTACACGAAGAAGCCCGGCTGGGACACGAACGCGAAGACTCGCCCCCTGATGATCTCAGAATTGAAAGAGGCGGTCCGTAAGGAGCGCATCAAAGTCAGAAGTTTAGAGACCATCAACGAGCTTCGCACGCTTCACGAGAACGACTACGGGAAGATCGAGGCCCGGCCGGGCTACCACGATGACGGCGCGATGGCTTGCGCGGGCGCGGTCATGCTGCGCTCCCACCTCCTCGGCGAAGCGACCGAGAAGAAGGAAGCGGAACTCAAGCTGAACAACGTCGTCCTCCGCCTCGACAAGCGGTTGAAGCGGATCAAGGACGCGGAGAAGGGTGGCCTGAAGAAGATGGCCGCCCACTCCTCGCTGAAGACCAGCGCCGTCCGAGCCCAGACCGTCCGAGTGGACGGCAAAAGGAGCTACATCTGATGCCCACCCATGAATCTCTGGGCGAGTCCATCAACGCAGCGATCACGGAGTCCTACTCCGAAAATGGACGGTACGAAGGCCCGTGGGTTATCGGGGTGGCGAAGTGCGGCCTGTGTGGGAACACGTCCTTCGACATGATCCCCCTCTTGGGATACGAGGACGGTGCGCCGCTGGAGTGCGCCTCCTGCGGCCAACGCCAGTCCTCCTTCCACAAGAAAAACCCGGAGAGCGAATAATGCCCACCTACGGCTATCTCTGCGACCCCGCCCGCGACGGTTGCGGGACGCCTTGGAAGGAGCGCAAGGCGATCCACGACCGGGACAACGTGATCTGCCCGTTCTGCTCTGCCGAGGGATACCGGGAGAACTATCCCGTCAAGGAAGACGGGAAGGTCGTGAAGTGGGTCTCCAAAATTGTGAGAACCTGGGAGAAGGCCCCCGGGATCATCTCGGACATCGACAACACGGAGGGCCGCATCGGCGAGGCCATGCCGCTGCCGACCCTCGCACCGAACGACGACGGAACCGTCCGCACAGCTTCCTCCCGCCGCCAGCTAGAGGAACACAAGAAGCGGTCACGCGAGAAGGTCTTCAACATGACCGACGGGAAGCATACCTACATGCGCCCGTTCACGAACGACAAGGGCGAGACGGAACTCGCGCCGGTCACGACGGAGACGCAGGGATATGACGGGGGTGGGTTCGTGAACATCGAAGGCAAGGAAGACGGACCCGCCAACGACCCGAAGTCCTCGTTCGCCAAGGGCGAAACGCTCGCGCAGACCGAGGCGAGACTCAAGAAGTCGCTAGGGGAGTAGCCGATGGCGTCCACCATCCAATCGACCGAGGTTTCGGGGTTCCAGAGGAAGCCTGCGTTCGCGCAGGCGTCCAAGCCTGAAGTGCCCCGGGATAACGTCGCCGAGTCGCCCCTCATCCGGCACGTCGAGAGCCTGTTTATGACCGGGAAGGGCTACCGGGACCAGCGGCTCGGCATGATGGAGAGGTGGCGGGCGTTCCGTGCGTGGTATCTGAACTCCGGGCAGAACATGGGTCAGGTGTCCCGCACCTACGTCAACATCATCTACGAGAAGATCGAGAAGCTGACCGCCGATCTGACGGAAGGTCGGCCCGAGTACCTGTTCACCCCGAACTCGACCCTCGACGTTCCACTCACGGAACTACTGAACGAGGCGGTCCCGTGGATCTGGCAGGCGAACGACCTCCAGTCGCAGTACTACCACACGGTCAAGGGCGCTTGCATGTACGGGACGTGGTACTGGAAGACGATCCACGATCCCGGCTACGGGAACACCGGGTCGGCGGTGCGCGTGAAGTCGATCCCGCCGTGGTACATCATCCCGTGCCCCCACGCTACGTCCTTCGAGGACGCGCCGTGGGTGATCGAGGTTTCGATCAGGACGGTTGGCGAGATCGAACGCGACTACGGCGTGCTGGTCGAAGGCGAGATCGGGATGAACGACTACTTCCCGCAGATCGACCAAGACCTGAAGCACCACAACACCTACGGGGCCATGATCGAGACGGCGGCGAGCGCGACGTACAGCCCCGGCGATGTTGGAGATCCGGGCGGAAGCGGGCAGGCCCAGTCCGGTGGGGACCATGTGTCCGGAATTCCGGATTCCTACATGACGGGCGGCGGCAAGGCCGGGCTCGTCATCCAGAAGGAGTTGTGGATCAGGGACGCCTCCACGGTAGAGCGGTTCTGGTCAGAGGACGATGGCGTTGGCATCCCGGAGGTAATCCGAGGATACGCGCTCAAGTACCCGAAGGGCCGCGTGATCTCATGGGCAAACGGGAAGCTCCTGTACGACCGGGAGAACCCCTATGCCGACGGTCGCTTTCCGTACTCCATCTTCCGCGACGTGTCAGTCCCGGACTTCTGGTATGGCCTCGGGGAAGTGGAGCATCTCATCGACCTCCAGCTTCTCCACGACGACACGCACGAGATCATCAAGAACATCCACCTGTTCACCGCCCTCGGGCGGCTGATCGTGGACGAGTCCACCGGGCTCGACTCGGAAGAGATGGGCAACCGCCCGGGGGAGATCTGTACACCAAGCCGGGGACGTGGGACAGGGTGAAGTGGCTTCAGGGTTCCGCCCCGCCCGCCGAAATGTACACATACCTAGCCACCCTTGAGAGGGCAGCGGACCTCGTGACAGGATCTCACGACGTTTCGCGCGGCATTAATCCAACGGGCGTGACAGCGGGGCGGGCCCTGCAAACGCTCCAGTCGGCAGCCGGTATCCGAATCAAGGCCCGGCTGAACGATCTGGAGCTTGGCCTCCGCCAGACGGCGCGGCTCCTCGGTTCCCGCGTTCAACAGTTCTGGCCGACGGAGATGACCGTCCGGGTCGCGGGCGCGAAGGCAGCGGCCATTCAGGACGGCAGCCACAACGAGTTCCGGGACTTCTACATCTCGGACGCCGACCGCGAGGCAGGCTTCAACGTGGAAGTGAACGCCTCGTCGAACATCGACCAGTTGAAGATGCAGGAGTTCCAGACGTTGATGATGCTCATGCAGATCGGGGTCCCGATCGGGCCCGAGACGCTGATCGAGGCCGCGCCC